GCATATATTCTGTTGGTCAGCGCTTCGTAGTTCGATGCCATCGTGTTCTCCAAAGTGTGCGTGTTTGTTGCCCAATCTTCGTGAAGGAGGAAACCCATGAAAGCCAGGAGGTGTTGGCAGTGGGGGTAAACGAGGCGGCTGGTCAGACCGCAGATCCGTCCGCAGAGTATGGAGGCACACGCACAAGCCGTCCGCTCCGACTTACAAACGGTGAACACGGGCGGGACATTTGAAGTCCCTTTAATCACAGCCTATCGCCGTACCCGCTAAAGGAGGTCATCACATGGTGTCTCAGGAGCCATGGAAGACGCGCCGACAGATGGAGTTGCACCATCATGGCGTTACTGGATGTTGTCTGACAGCCGTACCACTTGATTCTTCAATCATGTGTGCCATCGGCTGATTCCGTGTCGGCATCTATATTCACCGGCTCTTTCGCCGGGATGTTGGGTAAATCATCATGTTGCGCCAGACTAGGCAGTGTGACATTCAGCGGCGTATTGTAACGGTCAGCGATTTCGGCATTGCTGGCACCCTGCTCGATGACTGCGCGGTCACCGTATCCGGCAACACTGCCATCCTCTCTGTAGCCGTACTTCGATTTCGCCAAAAAGATGAACAGGATGGGGTTAAGACTGCCACGGCTTGTTGCCTGTAACTGTGCCGCTTCAATCGTGGTGTACGCTTTCTGGATGATTTCCTGACGGTCAGCCGAGCAGTTCACACCTCTAGACCATCCTTCAAGGGTGTGTTTACTCACACCGAGCGCCAGAGCGAAACTGGCGAGATCCGGCAGGGTGGCAGTGTCAAGGCAAGCAACGAAATACTGGGTGGCACGCTCTTCGATTTCAGCATCAGTGTGAGCCGGAGCTTTCTGCCGGACATTGGTCAGCACCCGCATGATTGCGGTTACGTTGTCTTCGTATACCTCGCCGACCAGTGCATCGTAGCTCTTATTGCCCACGTTTCTCCCTGCCATCCTCTGTCTCCGTCTTCCCAGTCATCATGCCACCGTCAGCCATCCTAACCGCATCGACCAAGCGCCGCAGCCATTCAGCCATCGAGATGCCCTCCCGGAACGCTTTCTGCTGAAGGTACTCATGCTGTTCCGCAGTCCACCGCAACATCACGTTGTAGGAGTATTGTTTGACACCCTTGCTCCTCTGCTTGCGGTTTGGGTTTATCAGGTGTCTCTTTCGCGCAAGTCCCTGCGCCTCCAGAGCATCGTTCTGCTCCTTCAGCTTCTTCTGCTTCTTGGACGGCGCTCTGTACCGTTTCCGTGGCGTGCCCTTCGTTGTGAAGTCGGGATCGTATTCCTCCGTGCGGTCTCTCTTCGCCATGCACTGTCCTTCCCGGCGCAAGCAAAAAGCGCCATCAACATCATCTATGTGAACGGCGCTCGTCAGGTATTCATGTTCGGTTGTAATATTCGTGGGATTGAGTACTTGCGCTAGAAAATAATATTATGCGCTCCGATGGTGGCATTCTAGCAGTGCGCCGGAGCATTGTCAAGCATAGTACCAACATAGCGCCCTATAGCCGAAACCGTGGGAAGAGGTTGCCATGCCCTCGCTGACGCGATAGGTTGACGATGATTTACCGAGTACTTATGTAGTCAAGAGGTCTTAACCGTAGTTAATAATATCTTGTTAAGTATCATGTGTATATATATTATTATATAGACCGTGCCAGATTTGAGGGTCAAATGGCGCACTTCCGGCGCACTTCGAGCGCATCTCAAGCGCACTTCGATGTCATCTCAAGCGCACCATATGAATAAAACATATTTTATGTCTAGTATGTATTATAGCCGATATACTCTTGTCTTTATAATATATATATATATATAGACCTTCTTTCTTTGCTTCTTTCTTTCTTGAACCGTGCCGAAATGCCGACCGGATCGCCGCGCAAAACAGTCATCGCCCCGCCAAATTACCATCTTGGTCTGCCGAATGACTATATTGACCGTACTGGTGTTTCCGATCGCCAGGGACTGCCGACCGATGCTCCCCTTGCCGGGGTTCTCTTAGGGGGAGTTTTGTAGTAGGGGTAACCCGGCCGTCCAGCGAATTGGAAGAAAAACACCCCTGCCAGCCGTCCGGCAGCCGTGCGGGGGTGGCATCCTGGCAAGCGCTTGTGTTCAATCCATGCCGCTATTGTTTCCGATGTGAACACCGACATTTGATTTTATGCAATCGAACCACAATATATTGTATTCGCTACAACGCCAATACATCATGTGGTATGCTATCATTCTATTTTCGCATAATGTATAATTATCCGCAGTCAGGACAGACCGCCGGAAACCGCCCATCCGCGGCCCTCTCCCGCTCCCCTGGCGCCAGTGCCGCAGGATCTCCGCCAGGTATGCCGCTGCCGCTCTCCGCTCCCCTGGTGGCGTGTTTCCCGTGCGCCCGCAGGGGTTGCCCCTCTGCCCCGCCTGACTCCATTTTCCCGGATGCAGATCCTATTGTTAAACTTTTAACAATCGGTGTCATGGTGGTCTGCCGGGCACATTGTTAAAAATTTAACACTCTCCCGTGGCATGGCTGTCTGCCTATTGTTAAACTTTTAACAATCTCCGGCGGGTGTGGCGGCGCTCCCTGCGGTATCTGTGGCGGTCTCTCATGCCGGGATGCCCCGCAGAGCGTACCACAGGCCCTGCGGCGCGTTCTGTGCCTCTGTGCGTGTATTTATACCATGATGCCGCTATAGGCCAGCAAAACGCGTTATATGGCCTCTGTGGCGGTGTGGCCGTTTCTGCGGCTCTCTGCGGCTCCCTCTGTGGCTCTGCGGTCAGTCTGGCGGGCTGGCGTCCCCGGTTCGTCTCTCTGCCAGGCTGTCAGCGGGTCAGGATCTCCGCAGCCCGTCACACTGGTGGCAAGCTCTGCGGCGGGCGTATCCTCTGCGGCACGTTCTGCGGCGTTCTGGCGGCGTTTCCTGCGGCGGTGGCCAGATATACGGGCGCGGGCGCTCTGGCCGTCTCCGCGCGTCTGGTGGCCTCTGTGGGGCTGCCAGCGGTGGCGGCATGGTCACCCGGGTGGCATGAAAAAAGACCGGCCCGCGCGGGGTCGGTCTGTCTGTCTCTGTCTGTGGCTGTCTCTGTCTGGCGGTCAGTATGCCAGCGCGGCGGCTGTGGCTGCCTCTGCCTCTGCGGCTCCTCTCTCCCTGACAAGCTCCGCCAGGGTCAGCAGATCCGCGCGGCGGGCTGCTCTGTCTGCGGGTCTCTCCCATGCCGGGAGCGTGGCCAGGGCGGCGCGGTAGATCCGGCGGGCGGTCAGTCCGGCGGGCGTGATAAGGATCAGAGCGGCGCGGGCGGCGTGTACCAGTTCGGCCCATTCTAGGACGATTTCAGCGGCACGGGGTGCGATTCCTGCGGCGGTCAGTTCTGCGGCGGTCAACATTGTCTTTGCTCCTCTCTCCGCCTCTCTGCGGGCGGCTGGCGTGGTGTGTGGTGTCTGGTGTCAGGATCTCCCGCGGGCGTGCCTGGTGGCCGTTTCCGCGGGGCTGTGGTGGTGTGTCACTTACGGACGGGGAAGAGGATCAACTCACCGCGGCGGGCGCTCTCGCACGCTCCGCAGGTCGGGCAGAAGCCCGGGCAGATGGTCACACGCTCCGCGGCGTATTCGTCCACGATGGCGGCGGCATCCTCTTCCGGCCTGATCACATAGGACACCGGGCGCGGGTGGCGGCTCTGCGGCTGGCGGCCGATTTCACAAGACTCTGTCACCGCCAGGCTCTCCGGCTCCGTATCCATGCCGCGGAGATCCAACGCCGCGTCGAACGCTTCCGGGCGTTTGGTGTATGTCCACGCCTGGACCGCGGGATACTTCCGCGCAAGGTCGATGATATGCCCGGCGTGGTCCGCGTTGATCACTTCCCCGCCAACATTCCAGCGCCAGCGCCCGCCCATGTAAACAGTCAGGCTATAGGCGGCCTCTGTCTCCGCCCAAAAGACCGCGGGGAAGTCCAGCAGCAGAGCGGTGTTTACCATCCACGCACGGCGCACGGACGGCTTAAGCGTGGCCATCCTGGCGGCATAGCAATACGGGCCACAGGTCCGGGCCACGATGGCGGGGCAGGTCAGGAACGGCATCAGGGAGACGGACCGCGCAAGGGTCTTTTCGTTGACTTCCGACACGTGAACGTGGCGGAGTTCCGGGCGGGCTGCCAGTTCGGCGCGGGTGGCGGCCAGTTCGGCACGCCAGGCGGCCAGGCGCTCCGGCTTATACCATCCGGCGTTCGCCTTTTCCGCGGCTCTGCGGGCGCGGCGGGTGGCCTTTGCGGCGGCGGGGATCGGGTGCGCGGCGATATAGGCGCGGACGGCTTCCCGCGGGTCTGCTTTGATGATGGCGGCGTTGTCAGTGTTCATCATGGTGTGTACTCCTCTCATTGGTGCCGGTGGTGTTCCGGCTGGTGTGTGTGTGCGTTCTCCGGCGGTGTGCCGGGATGCCCGCGGGCGGGAGTTGCGCCCGCCCTGGTGGATCTCCCGCGGGTGGTGTGTCATCTTTCATCGTAGATCCGGCAAAACACGTTCGGCGTAAAGTCAGGCGCGCCGATCTGCCAGCGGTCCCAAAGCGTTGATTGAATGAAGGCAACGCGGTTTTCACAGCGGCGCCCGCTGTAGTCTGTCCAGGCGATCCACCCGGAAACGGTGGCGGTTATGCCATCATCGGCCCGCCAGTTTTTACAGGCGGTCGGGGTGTCGGTGGCGATCACATCGACCGGGAAACCGGTCCAGGCGCTCCCGATGGCCCGCAGAGCGTCCGCGGGTTTTTCGGTGTCGTCTTTTTCGTATTTGATGAACTCTTTTACGGTGTCCATCTCTGCCAGTGTGAAAAGTTCCTTGTAGTTATCGGGAAGCTGAATTTTCATTGCGTGCCCTTTCCGGCCCTGCGGGCCTGTCCGGCTGTGCCGGTGTGCTGTTCATCGGTGACACCCATACAATACCACGCTGTGGTGTGTATGTATACGGTGACTTTGCACAAAATGAGCCGGCCTGTTTTGTGCGTTTTTCACACTTCGTGGCGTGGTGCGTGCGTTGCCTCTTTGATATATACGCGCGCGGGCATCTGGCGGCGCTCCCGATCTCCCTGTGGCGGCGGTACTGGTGGCGGGCGCGGTCTGTCTCCCTGGCGGGCGGTCAGGATCTCCCGCAGATGGTCCGGCGGTCTGGCGCTCTCCCTGGCGGCGGCTCTCATGCTGTCCGGCGGTCTGCGGTCAGGCGGTCAGATGATCCGGCCATACTGGCGGAGCGGCGGCGGGCTGCGGATCGGGAGCCGGTGGCGGCTGGCCTCTCATGCATGGCGGGGCATATTGTGCGGGGTGGCACCAGGGACGGCGTCAGGGGTGGCTCCGGCACGGTGTGCGTGTTAATGGTCGGCAGTCCGGCTAATGGTGCGCGTTGTACCTCGTGTGGGTGTGGCATGGCGAGCGGGCGGAGAGGCCTATAATATGTAGCGGTAGCACCACGGCGTGGTGTGCGCCACAAATCGCCGAAAGAGCCTATTGACGGACACGCCAAGATGTGCTATGCTACCACAAAAGGAGGCACGCCATGCTGAGATATAAGCGAGACATTTTGAAAGAATTAAAGGATGCGGGCTACTCGTCCACCCGGCTCCGCAACGAAAAGCTCCTGTCCGAAGGGACCATGACTCATCTGCGGCGCGGTGTGATTGTCCGGCCAGAATCACTAGACACCATCTGCCGGTTGCTTGGATGCCAGCCGGGAATGCTCATTGAATATGTGCCGGATGAAAAGAAATAATATATATGCACCTCGGAATTTTGAATCAGGCGTTTTGATTTTAGGCACCGGAATTTTGAAACGCACGTTTACAAAATTAGCGCCGGAATTTTGAATCAGGCATTGCAGATCTCGGAATTTTGATTTATCCTATATGTATCCTCTCACATTCTGCGGGTGGTGCCGCGGAATTTTGGGTCAGGGTGGTGCCTGGTCCGTTATGTGGGTGGTGTGTGCGGACCGTCCAGTTATCTGGGCGGTCTTTTTTTGTGTGCCGGAATTTCGAAACGCTCTCCCGCGATCCAACATTATCCAACATCATCCAACATCCATGCCGGAATTTTGGTTTGACAGTTCCACCCCGCCGCAGATGTTAAATTCGCTACGGGAATTTCGGAATTTTGGCTTGTTCTGATTAATTCTGTCACTTTACGGTATTACCGATATCGGTTATACTTAGACCATCAAATGAATACGGACTTGCCCGTCAGGAGTCAGCCGGAAACGAGCCGAGCGCCGGGGTCGGATGACAGATAGTCGGAAGCCGGAAATTTCAAATACTTTATAAAGGAGGCAATCATAATGAGATTCTCGAACGTAAACAAGGTGGCTGGTGAGATGGCGGTGCGCCAGATGTCGGAAAAGGCGCAGAAGTGGTACGGCGGTCAGGACTGGATGACCATCTATGCCGTGGATGAGTACCTGACGGATGAGGATCTGCCGGAATACGGCGCTACGGTCATCAATGGGAAAATCACCATCTACTACACGGAAGCGGACGGCGAAATCGAAGCGTTTGAGGACATCCACGAACTGGAGAGCATCCTGGAAGCCTACGAAGAGGAAAACGAGAACCCTGACTGGTACATCGACTAAATAGCGGAATTTTTGTTTACGCGCACGGCGCGGGAAAGGAACAGAAAATGAAGGAACTGAAAATCAAGATCAGCAAGGACAACGCCGGGAAAATCGAGGATGCCATCAAGGCAGCAGAAGGACGCGCCACCGTCCGCACCATCAACGCCTATTGGATCATGAACGGCGTGGAGCGCGTGGAAGACGCGCTGAAAATCCCGAAGAAGCACATGAAGGGCATCAAGGTGGTCATTGATCCACACGCCCAGAGCTTCCCCAACGCCTACCGCTACACGCCGGAAAGCACGCAGTTTTCGGCAGAGTACAATGGCAAGGAGTGGGTGCTGACGGGGATCTGGCGCGGCGCTTGCCACGGATGCACTCAGGAGTTCTCCGTCACGCTGACGGACGAGGCCAAAGCGGCCATCATCAAGTCTTTCGAATGCGGCACCAGAATCTAAATAGCGGAAAATCGCTTTACGCGCACAAGGGAGGAAATCATGGGAGACTACAGGATTCGGAAATCTATCACACACGGGTCGCAGGGGTGGTTGTACAAGCTCTGCCGGATCAGCGGAAATGTCAGCGAGTGCATCGCCAGGTATGAGTGCGGCGAGATGGTGCTGACGGAAGCTTACCGTATCGGCGATGATACGGAGGCGCTCACCGGCTTTTTCAAATACATCGAGGAGGTGGCAGCATGAACGAGAACACGGAACTGTGGGCAAATATGTATCAGCAGCGCTCGGCGCGTGTTGGTCATCGGAACATCTGGTTCTACTTGATCCAGACGGCCATCGGAAATATCGGCGTGGTTCAGTGGGAAGACGATGGCCAGGCGATCCATGAGAAGCTGTTCCGGGAGTCCTACGATAAAGCGGAACGGTACTTTGAGCAGACCGTCAGCAAGATCGCTCTCGGCAAGATGTAACAGCCGGAATCTCCCGCCTGGTTGACAGTGACCGGGCGGGAGTTATAATCGGAATATCGGAAAGGTGGTATGGAAATGTCAACGAAAGAAGCACAGCGCCGCTCATCGGCGAAATATGACAGGGACAACACCGTCATGGTGGCTGTCAAGTTGAACAAGAAGACGGATGCCGACATTTTGGAAGCGCTCGGCGAACAAGAAAACCGTCAGGGATACATCAAGCAAGCGATCCGCACAGCGATGGGAAATCCTGGCGCGCTGCCCGTCATCGAAGCGCCGGACAAATGGCTGTTCGCGTATGGTATGCGGCTTCGGGGATTCTCACCTGGCGCACAGCCGAAAAACGGACTGGTAGGCGTTGTGGACAGGCTGTCGGACGGTTTCAGAGGTTATTACGATATCCTGCTGTACAATCGTCCTCTGACGGCTGACGAAATCCGGGATTATGAGCTAGACGAGTTATGAGCCGAAAAATTGGCCTAAAAATCGGCCTCTCGCGTAAATTACGCGCACATTAACGCACCTATACGCGCGCAGCCGGAAAATCGCTCTGAGAGCGTCCTGTGCGGTCTGCGGGGCATTGTAGAAATGGAATAACCGCCACCGGGATTTTTAGATCCTGATGGCGGTTTCTTTTTACACGTTCGCTTCAACCGGCTCTTCCGGGAGCGGAATTTTTGCTTCGGCTGCTCTCTCCCCTAAATGGGCGATTTGTACTCTCGCGTGTAGGACATCGAGGTACATGATGCTACGGTGGGAAATCCGGCCTGACGGTGTCGGAAATTCGACCAGAAAGTGATATGGATACTTCTGCGACACGGTGGCATCGAAAGTCATCGGGTCATACCCCTTGTAGTCCAGAGTCAGCGAAACGTGGTCACCGATGCGGATGATGTCTCGGATTCTGCCGATGTCGCTGACATAATGCCGGTACTTATCATGTTTAGGATCAGGTGCTGTGGTCGAACCGCCAAAGCCAACCAGTTTGTCATATTTTGCGCTCAAGACTGCGCTCCTTTCTGCTCCTCGGAAATTCGGGAATCTCGCTTTTCACGCCACCGCCTCTCAAGTTCCGACAGGAGGCAGTTGGAAAAGTTCAGCGCCATCGGATGCTCCTTGTATTTCTCGGCAAGCTTGCCGCAGACATAGATGGCACGATTCCAGTAGTTTTCGGAATCTTCAACTTCGCCAAACGCTTCGAATGTCTTCCACAGATCCCGGAAAAACATAAACTCCATGCTGTCATTCGGAAATTTCTTTGCCGCCATCAGTTCCTCCCACTGCTTCCGATGCCGCCACGGGCAACGCCATTGATGTGATTGACTTCCAGAAGTTGCACCTTCGGCTGGGCTCGCTGAAAACGGAACTGACAGATGCGGTCATTTTTGCGGATGTGCGTATCGCGCATGGCAATCGCCGGAAATCTCAGGATGTCAGCTTCATCGTTGCCGTAGGCGTTGTCGATAACGCCGATGCTGTTTGCCAGAATGATGCCGAACTGTTTGTAGGTGCTTGATCTCGGAGCGATGATGATTTCATAGCCATCGGGAATTTTAATCGTCACGCCCAGCGAGAGAAGCCGGTACTCTCCCTGCGCCATGTCGGCATCCTCGGCACAGCGCAGGTCGAACCACTCGCCGTTGTGCGCCTGCTCTACTGGTAGCAAAGCCGGATCGTGATATTTGATGTACGCTTCAATCTTTTCCGTCATCCATCGCCTCCCAATTGTCGAAAGTCGGAAACCTCAGTGAACACGAATAGCACGGATGGTGATTCGGAAGACAGTTCTGGTGCTTGCAAGTCTTGCACACCTTGTCCCATGCCGGAACGGCAGGCTTCATGAACTGTTCCAGTGCCTTGTAGCAATCCGGGCAGAAGTCCAGAATGCGTTCTTCTTCTATCACAAGGTGCTTTTTTTCGTGCTTGTCGGAATCATAGTAGGCTCCACAGCGGTCACACTTAAATGCTTCCATTGTTCCTCCTTATCTCATAGTCTCAGGCGTTCTGCCAGTGTCAAGTTTGCCACGGGAGCAGTAGTCATTCCGCTTTGTCGGTTCGTTTGCTCTGCGGCTGCAGATGCCCTGTGTCGGGTACTTATCATCGCGGTGGTAGTAGATGCAGTTCCTGCACCTGACGATGATGCCACGGAATTTCGGGTCTTTCTGGGCGGCGGTGATGCTCGTCATGTCGCGCTCCACGATGTACTCCATCAGGCGTTGCCCTCCTTCATCCGGCTCGGCAGTCCCTCATCGCAGTAGCCTTCCGGGTCTTTGTCCGTCCCGAAGAGGTTGCAATAGCATCCCTTCTCCTTGTACCACCGGCACTGTCGGCACTTGACGAGCATTTTCTGCTTCAGCACGGTCGGAGGCTTGCCGTCACCGTCCGTGTTGAATCCAAGCGTTGCAATTACCTCGATCTCTTTGTACATTGCTCTCCTCCCCTTATAAATCAAATGGAATCGGGAATCCCAAATCATCGGCATCCGAAACGTGCATGAACTCGGAGTCATCCGGCGTGTGGTCATCGGTTATCGGGTTTGAAATGTACTCCACCGGCTTTTTCGCACTGCCGTCTTCCGTGTCCCACCCGTAGATGATGTTCTCTGACGGATAGTTCTTCAGCCGTTTGGTCTCGTTCTCATACCACAGCGGTACAAACACATCCTGAGTTCCACCATCACGGTCTTTGGCGATTTCGATGACATTCGTGCCTTTGTAGGCATCGTTGTCCTCTGCCCAGCCGAACATCGCCTTGGTAAGCCTCTTGAAATCGTTGTTGTTGCGGTGGATGATGAAAGCGTTGTCCACAGCGTTGCCAAGGTCGGCAGTACCGCTCAAATCATCCAAGCGCAAGAACCCAAGAGCTTTGCGAGGATGCGCCACAAAAAGGATATGCACGTTGTATTTGATCGCCAGGTCATGGAGACTCCACACGAATTTGGTCTGCCCGTCCCATTTGCTGTCTGCCAAGTCGGAAATGTCGAACGCCATCAAATTATCGAGAATCAAAATATCAAGAGACTTTTCTGAAATAACCTTTTCGAACTGCTCAAGTATTGCTTTGAAGTTGTTTCCGTAATTGTTGTTGTAAAGCCAAAAGCGGTCACCAAGCCACTGCGCTATGCTTCTCTGGTACTGCTCCGGCACGTTGTAGTACCCTTCGTATTTGCCCTGCTCCACCCGGCTCTTTCCGGCTGCCTGGAGCAGTAGCCACCGCAGGAAGTTCCGTTCGGACAACTCGCCGGAGAACACGCCCACATTGTTACCTTCTTGCACCGCCGACAGCACCAGTCCAGACAACCATGTTGATTTCGCCGCACCACGTAGTCCTGACAGCACCGACACAGCACCTTTGCGCAGTCCTCGGAGTTTCTTGTCAATCGTGGTAGTCCCTGTTCTGATGAATGTCTCCTCCACCGCCGGAAGGTCTAGGATCTGCTCGGCTGAGTAGAATATCGGCGCATCGCCCTGAACGATATGTTTCGGCTCGATCTTCGGGCGGTCACGGTTGTAGGAATGATACATCCGCTGTTCTTGTTCCTGCGCTTTCTTTTCGTATGCGCTCGGTTCAAACAGCACTCGGACATCACGCCATGTCTTGTCGGCGCACGATGCGTGAAAACAGTGAAAGCCTATCGCTCCTCCTCTGCTGAGAAAAATCGCCGCATCCTTACCTGTGTGGCTTTCGTCAAAAGGGCAGTGGTCAAGCACGTATTTTGTGCCGTCTGAGTATGCCGTTTTGATGTAGTGCAAGCCGTATTTCGCCATCCACGCCTCAAGGTCGAATGACTGCGGATTGTAGTGGTTGTAATACTGCGGCTTCTCCGGCTCTTTCGGCATCATGCCAGCCAACTTGCCAAGGTAGTCAATCGGCGTGATGGGCATATCGGAATTGCTGATGATTCGTGCCATGCGGTACGGCCTGTCTGCTGAATTGCTCCCCTTTTGTGCAAGACTGCCGTATAGCTTGCACACCCGTGCCGGGTTGAAATTCGATGTATCAACCGCTACCACCTTGTTGGAGAACAGCATATCCAACGCTTGTAGGCACTGCTTGATGAGCCGCTTGTTGGAATCGTTGTTTTCCAAGTCCACCCGGTACAGAAGATGCACACCGTTGCCGGAGTATGCGAGGATAGGCTTGCTGAAACCCAACCGCCCCATGAACGTGTAGATGCGGTTGCCGACATCCTTGGCTGCTTGCAACTCTTCTTCCGATGAGGATGTTCCTGACGGTCTGCGTGGGTCGATGTCAACCATCATGACACGGAATTTTGTCACATCGCCGTCTGCCGTGGTGGATTTCGGTCTCGCCACAAAATGGTCTCGCTGTTCCCGGTCATAACACGCCGGATTCAACTCGTTAAGCGTGGCGTAGACATTGCACCCACGGAGATCCATGCGGTGAAGCTCTCGGATGGCAGTCTCGGCATCGCGGAAGTAGCCGGAGTATGTCCGCTTGTCACTGGCGATGACTCGGATTTCAAAAAGTCCGCTCTCATGCATCACCGCCAGTCCCTTGCGAAGTTCAACATCATCCAGGTACTGCATATCTGCCTCCCACTAGCGATCACCTCCCTCCTCATAGAACGGCTCCAAGGTATCGCTGACATCCATCATTTTTTCAACCAACCGCCGGAACGCTTCGTGGATCTCGGAAATCGCCGGAATCGTCTGCTCAAGCGCCACACGCTTTTTGTAGTACGTTTTCTCACGTTCGCTCATAGCGAAGAGTTTCAGAGAGAACACGGCTCTCTCAGCTTCGTCCACCTTGTCCATCGCATATCTCACCGCATCCATCAGTTCGCCTCCCACAGAAGCGCCTGACCGCACCACCGGCAGTGATTCGGCTTGCCGTCAGCCTGGTCGATGGTATGACCGCACTGAGGGCAGAGCGGATAGTACATGGTGCGTTTTCTCGGCCTCATCTGCAACATCCGTTTCATCGCCTCAAAAGCCATTTTGTTGGCTTCCAGAACTTCATCCACATCGGACGAGCCGTGCGTAAACACCTCGATTGCTCTGTCATATGTTAGGGTCATTCGCCGCCTCCTTTTCTTCCAGTTCAGCCTCAACAGCATCCACATCGTAGCCATGCTCTTTCAGCATCAGCCGGATGTGCTCACGGTCTTCCTCCGACATAGCGAAGATGTAGTCCGTCTTCTCATACACTCGGAGTCTCAGGTCATCGATGCTAAAACTGTGGTTATTCACCAGCTCGATGAACTCGTTCAGCCGGACATTGATGTACGCCATGGTTCGGAAAATATCATTCGCGTCCGCTCCGGCAACATCGTGCAGCGCCTCGGCAAAAAAGAGCATCATGGTCTCCGTCTGGTTGTCCATTTGGGTGCGCATGATGGCATCCTCAAACGCCGCGATTTCTTTCGGCTTGAACCGATACCCACGGATCATCTTCGCCACGGTGGAGTCGATGATTTTGTAGTTATTCGCCATCGCTCATCCTCGCTCCGCAGTTCGGGCAGTAATTCGTGTTATTTGTGTGCAGTTCATAATCGCATTCCGAACAATATGCAACGCCATAGATGTTGGGTTTCAGTATCCACCGCCCGGTCTTGCGCTCTGCCAAAGCCTCCCGAATCACACGGTTGAATCTCGGGCAGCAATGCCGCTCGGAATCGTACTCCTTGCAATCCGTACACCATTCGTCCATTTCGGGGTGTGCGGATGGCAATGCTTTTAAATAATCAACCGGCACAGCTTCTACGGGATAAATTTCTACCCCGTTTGCTAGATAGGTGGTGAATTTCCCATCAATCGCCGCCTGTCTGCTTATCAAGTCTGACATACGCGCCGCCCTCCTCCTTTAGGTATCCAAGCCGCACAAGCCGCCTACACAGCAGTTCCGGGAATGCTCGGTAGTTAAGCTCCCACATCTCCTCGTCCCAGATTTCATCGAGTAGCCAACTGATAAACTCGGAACCTCCCCGTTTCTGCTCTCCGTCTGCATAGTACAAACCACCGTAGTGCGTTCCGTTCTGCGATACCAGCACCCTGCCGACCGTAGACAAATCCGCATCCGTGTAGAGATGCAGTGTGCCGTCTGGGAGCAGTTCTTCATTTTTCTGTTCTGGCTGTACGTACTTTTCTGCTTCTACCGGACAGTTGTCTGGGCAGTCGGGACACATCGGGCAGACGGTTATTTTATCGCCCGTCTCTGTCTGCGCTGATAAGACATTGATTGCCACATCAACTGCTTTACGAAGTTCCTCAAAACAGCTTGATGGGTAATTACGTTTCAAAACGTCAATCGCATCAATCGCCTCCTGCCTGTAAATCAAATCATCCATCGGAATCCTCCTTGTACGGCTCTGGGAGGGGCATCCAGGCAACAACCTTTATCTGCCCTATATAGCAACTCAGCTCATCCCATCCATGCTTAGTCCATTCAGCAAAGCCTGTGACGTAATCGTCCCAACCGTCATGGTGTTCACATTGGATAGTGACAAGGTAATAGTCGTCATTCTCAGGGTGTTCTGGCAATCTCTCGCTGCAAGGAATCCACCTCGGCTCCGTCTGTACAGACGGCGCATCCGATATGGCTTCACAAGCAATTACAAATTCACTCCCCATACTACACAAAGGCCCATGGCAATACTGGCACTCACGGCAATCATCCATGAGTCCGAGTCTTTCCATTAGCCAATGTCTGTCGATCAAGTCAGCCATTGCTTTTCTCCTCCATACACCGTCCAAGCCCTGAACCAGTATCAACTACCATTATCTCCGCAGTGAACATCGTCCCATTACCGTACTGGACTTTTTCGGAGCGTACCTCCATGAAAGGAACGATGCCTTCAGCGAGTTTTTCTGACAGGCAGGTCACCACGATTCTCTCAACTTCTTCCGGCGGCATTTTCTCAACAACTAAATTATCGACATAACGCGATGCTTTCAACGTTTGTACACTGGCTTCCTTCGTGACGATTTTCACTGCAGCGGCTTCCGGCACCTTTGGGTTCTTCCGCTTGCGGATGGCCTCTTTGCAATTATCAAGGGCTTCCAAGAGATCCGGGAGAATTACTATAAGCAAGCTTGTCATCCCCACCATAATGACCACAAGAAAGGCCCCTAGTAAGGTTTTCATCATTGAGTCAGGCATCGTCCCTCCTTTCGCCGCAAGAGCAGAAACCGTCCTCGTTGAAAGCACCGCACAGTCCGAGCCGTCTGCACCATTTTTCCTCTACCGTGTAGTACTCGCAGTCCTTGCACCGCACGATTTCCGCATCCCGTGCCGCCCTTCCGTCAACGAATCCGGCGGCATACTGATCGCGGTCATACTTGAGCGCTTTAAACAGTTCCTCTTCATCCACAAGCGGAAAGTAGTGCTGCACTGCCTTTACGATTGACTGCTCAATATGCCACTGGATGTCATCGCATATTAGTTCGATTGGTGACTTATACGCCATCGTCCCTCCTTTTCCCGTATTGGCAGTACCCATCTTCTGGAGTCATTACACTGTTTGCGTAAGTCCAGTACATCTCGCAGTTTCTCCGACAGATGCAGTCCCCACACCGAACCACACCTTCCGGCATCTCATCCACGATTTTGCCGACAACCTCTTCCGCTCCGTATCCGCTCGTTGCCAACAGGTGCAGATTCTTCAGCCGGAGTTTCAGCTCGTCCGCATCAATCAGTTTGCCCATCCTCGTCATCCTCCATAAACTCTTTGGAATAATCGTTCAGCACCCACCCGATGACTTGCGATGCCGGATATCTTCCGAGGAGTTCAAAAGACTTTCCGTGGTACGCAATTAACCATTCTTGCACAAGTTCGGCATCAATCATTTTCCCCATAACGCCATCTTCACCTTTCGCACGATTCCGTTACACGCCGGAACCAGCTCATCCTCATCGAACTCGTTGTCTATGCTCTTGCAAATCTGCTTCTCGCGCTCCATCGCCGCCAAGAACAGGCGCTTCTCACTGTCCGTCAGCGGTTCAATCACTCTCTCCACCGCTATCCTCCTTCAGCGCTTTCTGGAACGCCTTGTACGCCGCCAAGTAGACGCACTTGAACAACTCGTCATAGTCGATTTCCGGCCTCACGATGAACATCTGCGGCTCGACCGGCTTCTCCTCCGGCTCTGCCTTAACCGGCTCCGGCGGCGGCAGCACCTTGTAATCCGCATACTTGATTCCGTACAGTGCATCCAGTGCCGATATGCACGCCTCCGAAACCTTCCGGCGTTGCATATTCTGGTACATGAAGGTCTTTCCGTACCCCATCCGCTTGCTCACATCCTCTGCCGTCAGCTTCCGCGCCGCAAGCACATCATTCATCCTCGCTGGGTCAATCGGAAACATCCGCTTCTTTGGCATCCCTACCTCCTTTCTTGGCGATCATCGCTTCCCAGATGTCACCGGCATTGATCCTGTCCCTCAGCAGTCGGTACTGCCACGATGCTAAAAATCCGATGTGAGTTGCTTTCATCGTTCTGCCATACCGCACAAAGAACATCGTACATCCGTTCTCGGAAAATTCCGCTATCGTGGCAATCCGTCTGCCAGGCGTGTACTTACTCGCCATCCGCTCTCTCCTCCTGACCGACCGTCACTCTCACCGGGATTCCCAGCTTCCCGAACTCCCACGCAGCCTCCACAAGCGCGTGGATCTCGGATACGCCGTAAGTTCCCCATTCGTAAAATTCACCGTCGATTTTCTTCTCAAGAATGAAAAACATCGTTGCTCGCATTGCTTCTCCTCCTTTTACACAGCAAACGCCATCTGCCCGGAATCCGATTCTTGGATTCTCATGTTCGGCATCCGCTCCCCGACTTTCAGATACCAGCAGTTCGCTTCAACCAGTTTCTTTGCCATAATCGGCACAACGCTGTTGCCGATTCTCGCCACCTGTTCTTTCTTCGGATACGGCTTGCCATCGATGTCATGGTCGATGATGTAGTCTTCCGGGAATCCCTGGCATCGCTTCAATTCTTCCGGGTTCAGCATCCGCAGGAAGATGTCAGCGATGATGTACTTCTCACCGTGGATGTCCAGCATCACGTTAACCAGACTGAATCTGTCCCTCGTGGTGATGGTTCTCAGCGGCTCTGTCAGGCTTTCCACGTTCTCACCGCACCCGTAGTACTTACACAAGAATGCGCTGATCGCCGCAAACCGCAGACCGCCAGCCGTGATGGTATGGAGCGGTTCGGAACACTCTTCGCCAGTCCCTGCTCCGTAGTACTTCATCACATAGGCGCTCACACACCCGAAATGCCCCGGTGATGTCGTGATGGTGTGGAGCGGTTCTTCCAGAGACTGCCCGATGCCTGTCTTGTAGAATTTCGTCAGGAAGGCACTCACCAGTCCGTACCGATTGCTTGTGTCGATGGTCTTGAGCGGCTCCGTGAGCATCTGTCCACGCGCATCACCGGCTTTCTGCTCACTGTGATACTGAATCAGGAAAGCGGCTGCCCTGTCATCCTTCACGATGTAAGGATTCTGGTTATCGATGATGAACTTCCGAACACCATTGGCAATGCGTCTCTGCGTGGCCTCCGCAAGCGGTGTAGCCCTGTCGAAGATGCTCTTGCCAAGGTCAGACCAGTCGATGTAGTCACCGCACTGAAGCCAGTGCGCCTTGTCATGTGTCGGTTTAGGCCATTTGATGTCACCGTCCTTGCGGAAGATGGCGTACCACCGCTTCCTCGTTGTCGGCGCTCCGTAGTCTGCCGCTACCAGTTCTCTGCTCTCAAAATGGTAGCCAAGCGACAGCATCGCCTTGATGAACTTGCGGTAGTCTTCTCCGGCACGTTCCTTTATCGGTCTGCCGGTTTCATCGAGAGGCCCCCATTCCTGGATCTCCTCTACGTTCTCCATGATGATGACTTCCGGCTTGATCGCTTTGGCGTGTTTGTGTACTGCCCACGGCAGAATGCGCAGGCCGCTGTTTCTCGGCTGACCGCCCTTTGCTTTGCTGTGGCTGGTGCAGTCAGGCGATGCCCACAGAAGAGCCACGCGCCGCCCACGAACGTGCTTTGCAAGGTTGACCGTGAAGACATCCTCTGTCAGATGCAGCGTGTACGGGTGGTTCACCTTGTGCATCCTGATCGCTTCTGGGTCATGGTTTACGGCGATGTCCACAGGCCTCCCCAAGGCCATTTCGATGCCCACCGATGCGCCGCCACCACCGGCAAACATATCTATTATCAATCCGTCCATCCTCACTCCTGATCCTTGTACCAATAAATCAAGTTCGCACCACCGTGCAGCGCCTCCGCGATGTCCTCAACCATCTGTCTGGCCTCTTCCTCGGAATACATGGGAAGCGTGGTGTCATGGTCAATGTAGTCGAGCAGCACGGCACCGTCAGTCTCATTGAAACCACGCACCGCCCGTATCTCCCGGCAGTGGTCGAGATTCAGCATTCGGCATCCCATCTTTATCCACATCTGTCAGTCCCCCATCACTTTCTTCCGAAACGCCTCCGACTCTTCCCATGTCATCGTGTGAGGCTTCTCTGCCTGTGCCGGAGTTTCCGACTTGGTCTCTCTGTTGGCGTACTTGCCGTTCAGTACCTTTACGAAGTTGTCCGGCTTCACGAACCACCAGAGTCCGAACCACGGCTGTCCACGGAGGAAGTCCGATGCCGCAACATTCGCCACGGCTTTGAGTACGCTCTCCTCGCCGTAGTCTTCAAGCAGCCGCAGAAGTCCTTCGCACAGATCCTTGTTCTTGAGCGTATCCTTCTCGGCGAGTCCGGCATCTCTCCAGGCATCGAGGATAGTATTTATATTCTTTATATTATTAAGGTCTTTATTCTCTTTATTCATATGTTGCGCTTCAGGTGCGCTTGAAGTGCGTGAATTGAACCTCGTCTGGCGCACTTCGTTGGCAAGATAGCGGTCATAGTTGGTGATGCTAACAACCGTCATATGCCCCACCGCTTTCTTGGTGATGTCACCGCTTTCAACCAGATTGCTGATCGCTGTCCGCACCTCATGCTCTGTCAGTCCTGTCTCCAATGCCAGCCGATTCAAGCTCGTTGCCAGACTGCCTTTCGGAATCCGCACCGAACGAAACATGGAGTCTTTGAAACACGCCTTGGTCACCAGATGCTGATATAGCCATGCCGTCTTCGGAACGGTGTACCAGGCGAACGTGTCATCCATGTCTTTAGGCCATGCAATATAGCCGTTCAAGTCCACCTCCTTCTCCAGAATGCCCCGTAGCGCTCACAGGAAGCGCTCTAAGCGATTTTAGCCGCTTCAGCGTATATCTGACCGTATAACGGCCAAAGTCGCTTAGAAACGCTCCTGTGCGCTCTCATCAGTCAAACGGCAGTCCGACCGAAGAGTCAGCACCTTCCGGCACCTTGATGAAGTCGGCAGTGGCATCAGCCGCCGGAGTAGCCGGAGCCTGTTCGTTGGATCTCGCCGCCCGGAGTGCTTCAGTCTCGGCTTTCTTATCCACGAATTCATGGTTCTCAACGATGTAGTCCGTGGTGTAGACTTTCACACCTTCGCGGTTGGTGTACTGCCCGGTCTGGATGTGTCCCGTCAGGAAGATGCGAGAGCCTTTCACCAGAAACTTCTCTGCGAACTCAGCGCCAGCGCCGAACGCCGTGAAGTTAAAGAAGTCGCTGACATTCTCGCCGTTCTGTCTCCTGGTGGTAGCGCCGGTATACTTGGCGATCTTGCTACCGCTCTGGCTCATCGTGATTTCCGGGTCTTTGGTCAGCCGGAAGTTGCCATAGAAATGATTCATTCCTGTTCCTCCTCTTTCTTTTCGTCTTTCCTCTTCAGCCACCAGACTTCCGTATTGATCGTGTCGGCGAAGAGCTTTTCGGTCACACAGGCGGCAAACTCGGCGTACTTGGCATCGTCAAACTCCACGCCGAAGAAGTCGGCGTACTTTTTGAAATCCACCATCACCTCCGCAACAGCCTCCATGAACTCGTCACAGGAGATGTAGCGCCGTGCCGTCTTGATCGCTCTCAGTTTGTACTGGAGTTCCTCGGCTTTCTCATCGGTCTTGTCCTCATCGTCCTTCATGGCTTCGGCGATGAAGTCCTCCGGGAAAGCGCTGTGCTGCTCACACCATTCCATCCATTCCTTGTTGATGTCTGCCATGTCATTCCTCCTCCAACTCTTCTATGAGTATTTCGATTCTCGGTGCGTTCGGCTCGACCAGAAGCACAGGCTCACCGTATGCCTTTATCCACCGCTGTGTGTCATTCTGAAGCACGGCGGTTTTGACCAGTGCATCATTGCATATCTTCATGGCGGTGCTGAGTACGTTATCCCAATCGCGTTTGCGTGTCGGCTCGACAAGCGTGTATGTTAGCCGCACCGGCTTCTTGATATGCACTCCCTTCAACTGCCGCCGGATGTCCATCTCAACCCGTGCCTGTTCATGGCGCTTAATGACCGTATCTCCGAACGTTCTGGATGAGCCACGGTAGTGATACACCTTGTGTGCGCCGTCCAGAAAATCGTTTAGATCCGGCAGTGTCCGATGGATGACAAGTTTGTATGTCACTCCGTAACACCCCCAATATCGAGCCATGAGACGGGCGCTGTGAGTTTGGTGGTCATTCTGCAGTAGGCACAGTGTCCGCATCTCTCAGGTGCTTCTTCGCCGTTCTTGAGTGCCACGATGCGACTGATATACGGCTCAACCTCTTCCAGCCGTGCGTCCATGCTCTGCTGATCTATCTGCGCCACCACGATGCCCGGAGCATCAGTGTGCTTGTCGATGGCCGAGATGAAGAACGGCAACCGCTTGCCGGTGTTCTGCGCAACGATTTCTTGGTAGAGACTGGCCTGTAAAACGTAATCGTAGGCTTCGATGAAGTTCGTGGAGCGCTTCCCAACAGGGTCATAGAACCGCTTGCCGATGTCGGCAGTGGTCTTCAAGTCAACGATGGCGTTTGGCAGGAGGGAGTCAATCTTGCACTTGAACTCTTCCCCGAAAACCTTCCCGGTCATAATCACCTGATGGTCACCGCTCAAAGTCTTCATAAAGAAGTCATCCTTACGCGCCCGCTCCACCATCGTTTCTGCGAGAGCGTACTTGGCAAGAAACTGTCCGGCTGTCTTGCCACGGGAGGAGAACATTTCCGGGTGCTGCTCAACGAAAGCCGTGTACTCCTCTTCCGTACCTGTCAGCATGACATCCACCAGACTGCCAAGGAGCAGTGCATCAGACGGCTCTTCACGGTATTCGCCGTTCAGCTTTGCAAGCGCCCTCGCCTCGCACCCTGGTACGGCGATACTGCCGATGAAGTCATGGATCTGGCTGACGGACAGGTACTTCCGATTTGCCGCATCGCTGTAGTAGTTCTCACTCGTCAGCATCAACCACCTCCGCATCGCCGAACGGGTTATCTACCTTCGGCTTCTCGTTAATGTCCACGCCAGACTCGACATCTTCCTTCCACACCTGTCTCTGTCCGGCAGAAAGGTCGAGACGAATCTTCTTGGTCAGCCGGAGAATGCAAGACTTCCGATACATCTGGTCAGTCCATACCGTCCACGGTGCGCTGTTGGCTGCCCTGCTCTGTTTCCGCACGTTCTCCAGTTCACGGAGGGTCATGCGCTCCAACTGGCAACCACCGTCCTCAAAGCGGACATAAGCGAAAGCACCGATGATTTTTCCGTCATTGAACGGAAGCGGCTTGAAAACGAAATCGGTGTTGTCACCGTTGACCGTCACCTCAAACTGATCGCCTTCACGCACCACCTCAGAACCGATTTCCTTCACAGGCCGGATGCTGAACCGCTGAACCAACTTCATCGCTCCAAGATAGGAGATGGTCAGTTTCACTGTCTTCCCGTAAGGGATGGCGTACGCATCGCCCATGAACGGGTCGAGATCCAGAAGCGCCGCTTTCATCATGGTGTTGATAAGCACAGGCGCAGGATAGTTCTGAAGTTTCTCATCGCTGTTTAGCAACGCAACACAGTTGGCGGTGAACCGCACTTTGTTAAACGAGGGGACAAGTCCGGCCTCGCTTTCGTTCAGCTTCGTCATCAACTGTTCGCTGAACGTGATAGGCTTCTTGTCAGCCACTGCCACAGTCTCGCCCATTGTTACCTCCTTTAGAATCTGTCATCAACGAATCCGTCAGGACAGCGGAACGGCTCTTCGTATTCCTCGTCCTCTTCCCAGAGCCAAGCATCGGCATCGTCTTTCTCTGCCATCTCCCGGAGGAGTTCGGTGAGGTCATCGTCACACCAAGTGGTATCGAGCAAAGTGCATCACCTCCTTGCCCTTATCGTTCGTGATGCTCACACGCTCCGTGCGGATATTGATGCCGGAATCTCGCAAGTCTGCGATCCGTGCCGCCAGCCGCATGATGCCGTAGATTTTGACCGCTTCGATAGCGGTAAGACCGCCGCGATACTTCAAGTGATTGAGGACAACCGCCGTCTGTTTTTCTCGCTCCATCTCAGTCCTCCCACGGCTCAGTGCCGATGTCCACAGCCTTGCCATCCTCGCAGATGTAGTAGATGTGCAACTCCTGATAGTCTCTCTGCAATTCCCACAGCGGCATCATGTTGACCATCGCCATGCCCACCTCGTTCATTCTGGCGCTCATTGATGTTTCCTCCTTCATCTTTCGTTAGTGTCTTCCTCCGGCTCAGAGAAGATGAGCAGAATGGTGAGCGGAATCAGTATCATCGCCGCACCCAAAACCATCTTGTCAGCGATTACCACCAGACCGACCGCCATCGTCACAAACAGCGCCGCCACGATGGCAAACATGATTACCCGCTCGACTTTCTCTCTCATTTTCGTCACTCTCCTAGTATTGTGATTGCATTACGCAATCTGGTCAGCAAAAAAAATATCGACTTTCTCTTGGTCGGTCAGTTCCAGTAAGTTGGCAAGCGAGACCGCCTCGTCCAGGAACAGCGGTCTGAGGCCATTCAGCTTCTGACTGACCGTGGGTAGGGAGCAGTTCCAAACCTTGGCAACATCCTTCTGGGTGAGTTGCATCTCCGCCAACTTCCCACGCACCTTGTTTGCGTTGAACACAGCACCATCTCCTTTCGTTTTGTTGATTGCATACCGCAATCACAATGTCCATTATAACGTGCATATCGCACTTGTCAATAGCATATCGCAATTTTTTGTAAAAATATTTTTACGGCGTATTGCACATGGCAAACAGGCTTGGTATAATGCAGTTACAGAAGCGGTTGTTTCAATAATATTTATGGCAGAGGTACTTACCATGACAGAGATACTCGACAGCAAGGAAATAGGTGACCGCATCCGACAAGCGAGAGAGAAAGCCGGAATGAACCGCAAAGAACTGGCAGAGAAACTCAACCTGGCGGCATCCTCGGTTACACGTTACGAACGGGGAGAAATTGAAAGAGTCAAGATGCCGATTATTGAGTCAATCGGTAAAGCAACAGGCGTAAATCCGGCATGGTTGTGTGGCATGGTTGATGAGCCAGAGCCGAAAACGTACTACATAAGCAAAGAGACTCAGGAGTTGGCGCAGACAATGAAAGAGAACGCCGAACTGCGTATCCTTTTTGATGCGGCGAAAGATGCCAGTCCAGAGGATCTAAAAACAGTCAGCGATATGCTTTTATTACTGAAAGGGAGACGGAATGCAGATTGAATCCGTTTGGTGGGACGAGCAGCATGAGTGCAATGTCATTACGGTGAAGATGCCGAGCCGTGTACCAGGTGCTGTCACTGTAGCCGAGGACGGCACTTATGTCATGCTCATCAACGCTGACAAGGTGGACGAACAGAGGAAGTGCGCTTACAGGCATGAGTGCCAGCACATCGAAGACGATGACTTGTACTCATCGGAATCGGTCGGTGACATCGAGTGCCGTACGCACAGAAAGGCGGGTTAATGGCTAGTGCGACAAAACTGCCGAGCGGATCATGGCGTGTCCGTGTATTTGAAGGCAGGGACGAAAACGGCAAACAGCGGTTTAAGTCCTTCACGGCAGAGACAAAGCGTGACGCCGAGAAGAAAGCCATAGAGTATCAGGCATCGAAGAAAGTCGATATTGAGAACCTGACGGTGCATCAGGCCATCCGCAAGTACATTGATGTGAAGGAAGGAGTGCTGTCTCCGGCAACAGTCCGAGCCTACAACTCCATGTACCGCACTGCGTATGACAGCATCGGCAAGATAAAGATAGGCAAGCTCCACAAGGTGGAATTACAGGCATGGGTGTCTGAGTACAATGAAGACCACAGCGCCAAGCGCGTGAGCAATGCGTGGGGACTACTCCGTGCCTCTCTCGCCATGTTTGATGTGAAGTTTGATGGCATCACCCTACCCACAAAGTATCGCTTTGAGAGTTACGTGCCGTCCGATGGTGATGTAGCGGAGTTTTTGAAGTACGTGAAGCAGACTCGCAAACAGGACAACGATTTGTACGTGGCTGTCATGTTGGCTGCGTATGGGTGTATGCGGCGCTCAGAGATATGTGCGCTGACCGCAGAAGACATTGATCGCCAGAACAATACCATCAGAGTGAATAAGGCGATGATGCGCACGGAAGACCGCCGTTGGATCATCAAACCGCCGAAGACTCCGGGAAGTGTCCGCAAGGTGGCGATGCCGCAGTCAGTCATGGATGCCATACCAGTTGTGAAGGAAGGACGCATCCTCAAAGCGAATCCAGACCAGATAAGCCATAGGTTTGAGCGTGCCATACTCTCTTCTGGTCTCAGGCGTTTCAGATTTCATGATTTACGGCACTATGCCGCATCAGCACTTCACGCAGCCGGAGTGCCGAGCCAGTACATCCAGAAGCGTGGCGGCTGGTCTAGCGATTACGTGATGAAGCGTGTGTACATCGACACAATCTCCGAAGAGGAGCAAAGAATCAACCGAGAAATCGAGCGGAGAATTAACGGCATCCTGTCTGAGTGATGCCGTTTTTTCATTTTTGGCACCGATTCCGCTACTCGTTCGTGTTCACAGCGTGTCAACAAAATCTTTACAGACCGCAAAAATGGTTACTTTTCCGTAAAAAGTTGTGACGGAGCGCAAAACAGGAAAACATTAAAAAACCACGGTTTTATGCGGGTTTGAGAGCAATACCGCATAGCGCCGTGGTTTTCTCTTGGGATTATTTTGTGGTATCAAAAAAGCAGGTAAAGGGAATCGAACTCTTCCCTATCTTCCAGAAACCGCATAAAAACGTGCTTTTCTGCAGCCCGTGGCAACTCCGTGGCAACTAAATAGTCAGGGAGACTAGAAGTCACCTATCATTACTACCAGTGTAGTCTACCCACGGCAGTTGACCTGACTTCGTGAAGTTTCCTTCCGGCACGGCATACATCCGTACATCTAGAAACTCATTGCCCACATCAACGGTCACGCCGTAGCCTACATCGACCGAGCAGTGACCATTCTTATGGAGGACACTTCCAGCCACACCCTTGGTCGGCGTAGTCACCACCTTGCAGGAGTTGATGAGGCCGGTGCTGTTGTAATCACGGGTCACTCTCAGGTTCGGGTAGTCCGACTGAGTGACGGCGCACACGAACGAGGAACAGTCAAAGCACTGTCTGCCGACAATGTGGTAGATGAGTTCCTTCTTCGTATGCCCCTGATCGATGACCGTCTGCTGAAAATGCGCCGGATACGCATTCCACAGCCGGTTGACGAGCTGGGTGGCCTCCGTCACGTTCTTTGGGCGCTCACCGTTCGCTCCGTACAGGTAAGCGTACTGATCGCGGTGTGCGTAGACGAGCAGTGCGTCTTTACACACCCTACTCCAAGCTTTTGCCATTTGCAATCACCATTTTGCCCTTTCTGTTGGAATTCGGATAAAAGAAAAGGTGGGTCAGTCCTGAGACCGCCCACCTATTTGATACAGGATAAATTCTCTGCCACACCGCTTGCACCGCACCTTGATGGCACTGATTTGCTCAAACTCAGTGTGACGGCATCTCCGCTGTTTAATCCACAGTCTCAGTTTCTTGAATATCACCATTAGCCAAGTCCCTCGCATACCTCATGGACGAGAGCTTCAGCAGAGCGCCCAGAAAGGCATCCACAGCGGCAATCGAGCCGACCACGGCCTCGCCATAAGGCCAGTTCCAGATTCCGGCCAGCGCAAAGTACAGAGTACCGAGCGCCGGAAGAACGATTTGCGCCAGATCCCGAAGGATGTCATACGCCTTGTTTGATAGTTTCATACTCCCCTCCTCCTACTTAAATGAAAGCATTCTCATCAAGACACTGCTGATATACCTCGCGGATGTGCTGAACGGCAGCCACCGTGTAGCCGTTCTTAAATCCGGGGTGAGAAACGCAGTAGTCTTCATACACATCAATATCGTCTAGAATCTGCCGGAAGTATTCCTTGGAGTGCTTCACCTTCGACAAAAGTTCATCATCGAATCGCAGGATGTGTGTCCGGCTTGAGATGGCATCTCTTTGGTCAATCTTCGCCTCAAGAGATTTCAGCGCCACCTTGATTCCGGCAAGTTCTTCGCCCACCTCATCATGGCGGTCTTCCTTTTCGTACTTCCTCCTCTGCCATGTCTGGAGCAATGCAGAGATAAGCGAAATCACTGCGGCTCCAACGCCGCCACCGATTATAGCGATTATGTAGTCCATGTCTTCTCCTTCGCCGTCTGTGGCGGTGTGGTTTCTTTTTATGACAGCTATACGAACTTAGCACCGAACGTGTTCATGCACCACAAAACCATTACCGGCACAATCACGATGGGAGCAAACAGTTCTGGCCAAGCCGGATTCTCCGTA